GGACCTTCTTACTCGCGCTCCGGGCATGTCCGCAGAGGACGTGACTTCGTTCGTTACGACCAACGTCGTGGAACGGGCCGACGCGCCGCGCGCCAGCCTCGGCCGTCGCAGCGAGGAGCCCGACAGCCTTGAGGCGGCGGGCATCACTGACAAGACGGCGGCCGACCACCGCTCCGCCGCCACCAAAGCCGCGGCTGATGCTGCCGTGGCGTCCGTCAATCGCCGCGTCGGCCGTCGCTAAAGGAGCAGCCCATGCCTTCGCCCATTCTCACTGAAGACCGGTTCCATACGGCGCACTACATCGTCTCGGAATCGCACGGCTACCGCTCTCGCGAGCAGGTTGTCATTGCCTCCGGCGCTGGCGAGCTGAAGCCCGGCGCCGTCCTCGGCCGCATCACTTCGTCTGGCAAATACACCGAGTTGGACCCCGATGGGGCTGACGGTTCGGAGGCTGCGGCGGCTATCCTCTACGAGGGTTGCGACGCCACGTCTTCAGACGTCCGGCGCACCGTGACCGCACGCGACACCGAGGTCCACGCCGCGGTTCTCGTCTGGCCAACCGGAATTACCGACAACGAACGCAACACCGCGCTCGGCGAGCTTGCCGACCTCGGCATCACCCCCCGATAAGGAGGCCCCGAGCAAGATGGGACTCGTCACTGACATCTTCCGCCAGAATGCCTGGGGCACGATTGACCTGCATGAGCAGATCATCGAGCGCGTGGACTACGTCCCGTCTCTCCTGGGACAGATGGGCATCTTCGAGCCGTGGTTCTCGCGCTCCAAGACCCTCGCCATCGGCGACCGGGATCGCACCGTGTCGCTCATTCCCACCAGCGAGCGCGGCGCGCCGCCCCGAGAGTACACCCCGGAGGGCGCGCGTATGCGCTACTTCCAGCCGGCGCGCTTGGCCGAGGGGTCTACGGTCTACGCCGACGAGCTTCAGGGCGTCACCGAGCTTGCCTCCGACCTCCAGTTCCGCGAGATCACCCGCGAGGTGGCCCAGCGCACGCAGCGCATCATGGTCAACTTCGACTTGACCATGGAACACATGCGTCTCGGCGCAGTGATGGGGCAGGTTCTGGATGCGGACGGATCCACCCTTGTCGACTGGTTCGACGAATGGGGCGTATCGCAGCCTGCGGCGCTGTCGTTCGAGCTGGACCAGCAGTCCGCCGACATCCGAAAGATTTCGCGCTCGTTCAAGCGAGGCATGGCAAAGAAGGCCAAGGGCCGGTGGATGCCGGGCAATACTCTCGTCAACCTGTGCGGTGACGAGTTCTTCGACGCACTCGTAAGCCACCCGCAGTATCGAGAAGTCCGTCTTGTCGACGGCCGCACCCGCGAGCTGGAAAACATCGAAGGTTACAGTGCCGTCGAGTTCGAGGGCATCCTCCATGTGAACTACCGCGGCACGGACGACGGCTCGACTCTGTCGATTCCCTCCAACGAAGGGCGTCTGTTCCCCCGTGGACCTGGCTTCTTCAAGGCGGCATACGCGCCGGCCTCGGAGTTCAAACCCTACGTCAACCAGCAGGCGCGCGAGCGCTACACAATGCTGCTGGAGGACGTTTCCGGCCGCGACGAGTGGGACCGCGTGGAGATCTACAGCTATCCGCTGATGATCTGCACCATGCCTGAGCTTTTGCAGCGAGTGACCCTCACATGACCGAGATTGTAACCAAAGCCGGCTTCTACAACGGGCAGTGGCGTCGCGCCGGTGAGCGTGCGCCCGATCCGAACGATGGCGACGTGCCCGTGCGTCCGCTTGCGGGCAGCGCGGGCCAAGAGGATCTTGGCGCCGGTCCAGAGACGGTTTCGCCGGCCGTTGGCGACGCTCCATCCCATGCGGCCCCTGGCGAGACTGATCCAGACGCTGGCGCCGAAGACGATGGCGGTGATGCGCACGAGCCTGTCGGCGATGACGACGACGGCGAAGGGGGCCAAAGCCTCGACGACATGACAAAGGACGAATTGCTTGCCGAAGCAAAGCGCCGTGACGTTGATGTCGACTCTGGCGCGCGCAAGGCTGAGATCCTGAAGGCGCTGAAGGCGGCCGAAAGCGAGGGCTGATGGCTTCCGCCTTCGACGGCATCGACACGTCGGACCCCTGCGCGGTCTGGCCCATCCTCAACAACGCCTACCTCAAGCTCCTCGCGGGGGAGTCGGTGACTCGTGTCATGTTTGGGCCGCAGGACGTCATGTTCCAGCGGACCGACATGAGCGAGCTGCGTCGAGCGCGTGACGAGCTGAAGGCGCAGTGCGAGGCGGCACAGTCTGGCAAGCCTCGCGTGCGCCGGCGCGCCTTCAGCAGCGGCTTTCGGTACTGACACAAGGGTGCTCGCATGGGTCTCGACCGCAGCCTTATCGATCGGGCGGTTGCCGCGGCTGATTCCGTGTGGAGCGAGCCGGTGACGATCCAGCCCTACCGCGCCGCGACGGCCCGCAACCTTGGCGGCTCTGACCCAAGCCGCCCGGCCTTCGTGACGGAGGGCGTCGTTGTCACCAAGTCCCGCGCTCCCCGCAAGGGCATAGATTGGGCGACGGACTTCGATATTGACGATGCCCTTCTCTACGTCGACCATACCAAAATGCCGCCCTACCCCGTGATTGAGGGCGACTACATTCAGACGCCCGGCCCCCGGCAGTGGCGCGTTAGTACGGTGCGGACCGAAGCGACGGACCGCGTTGAAATCACACTCATCCCGATTCGCGGGGTGGAGTGATGAGCCTCGCTCGTGCCGCCGCGCGCATCGCGGCCATCCACGCCATCCTGGGCCGCACTTTGGTCGGCGATGCTGTCTTCGACTCCGAGCGGGGCGTGCTGGACCAAGTCGAGTCCGGCGAAATCAGTCACGCTCCGATGATCGTGGTCTACACAGACAAGAGCACTCGCGAGCTTGAAGGTGCGGAGGCATTTCGGTCCGCCGGCAAAGTGGAGCTGGTGTTTGAAGCGCTGGTGACGACGTCGCCGCCGCAGCCACGCGCGCCTGGCGAACAGGTGACCTTGGTCGCCGAAACCGATGGTCAGATGGAGCTGATGCTTGATCTAATCGAATGGCAGATCCAGCGAGCGATTGAAGACCCTCCGAGCGAGTGGGCCGGGCTCTTGGATGCGATGGTCATCAGCCGGCACTCGAATGAATCGCAGCGCGCAAAACACCCCAACGGGGCTCGTTACGCCGCGCGGCAGCTTACCATTGAGGTTGACCTTTTGTCCGAGCCAATGCCGTCAGGACCGCCGACGGGTGTGTGGGCGGACTTCATCGCAGCCCTGCGCGCGGACGGTGGGACTATGATGGCTATGCAGGCCGATGTGTTTGAGCAGTCCCTCGACCCGGAAACTGGCGGGCTTGATCTGGCTTGGCAGGACCTTGCGGCGCGATACGGCCTTTCGGGCCGTTCCGCCCGCACACTTGGCGTTGCGTCGGAAGCTGGCGATGGCGATCCGGTCATCGCCGAATTCGAGGTGCAGCCGACGCCGACCAGCACCGTTGGCGACCCATGAGCGCGCTTCCGACCCGCCTGGAAGACATTCTGGGGCTCCTCCTTTGGCACGTGGCCGATGGCGAGCGGCGTAATCGCAACCGTGCACGGATGGGCACCATCGTCGAGGTGGACGCCGAGAAGGGCCTTGCACGCGTTCAGCTGACCGAGGGTGGCGACTACGCCCCCTTGCGGACGGCTCTGATCCCGTGGCGAGAGCAAGCGATGGGCGCCATGCGCACTCACTTCCCGCCGAGCGTCGGGCAACAGGTCCGAGTCGTCAGCGAGAACGGCGACCTCACAGACGCCGAGATCGACATGAGCATTCCCCAGGACAGCGTGGAGCGCCCGTCGAGCGACGGGGGGACCGCGGTGCTTCTGGACCTTGGTGGGACGCGCATTGAAGCCACCGGCGGAACGGTGACCATCACCAGCGGCGAGATCAAGCTGAAGGCGGAACGCATCGACCTCAACTAGGGAGGCGCCCATGCCGGAGGTGCATCGTGACGGTGATGGCCGCGTCTGCGGCGCTTCGACCGTGGTCGTGAGGCAGTCGACCGTCTACGCCAACGGGAAGCTGTGGGCCGTCCAGGGCGACCCCAATTCTCACGGCGGCGGTGCGCTGTCGGCGAGCGGTTCGGGCGTCTTCGTCGAGAGCACGCCCGTAATTGTGCACGCGCCTGACAGCGCCGCGCCTGACGCGCTCTGCATCCCCATTGGCGGGTTGCACTGTGCGCCTGCCACTGCGTCGGGGAGCCCCGACGTGTTCGCCTACGACACCTGACCACTACCAAGGAGCAGGGCCATGCAGCAGCCCCCAGAGCGCAAGCTCTACACCGTTCAGCGCGACGCGGAAATTTACACCATCTTCCGCAGCGCGGGCGACGAGGTCCACTTCACTGAGGCCGAGGCGGGCTTCTATGTTGGAAGCGGCGCGCTGAAAGCGGGCCGGGTCAAACCTCAAGCCAAGACGAAGGCGAAGCCCAAAACGGCCGCCAAGGACAATGGCTGACAGCGCAGGCACCGACCGCGTCACTGGCGTGCCGCTGCTCGACTGGCAGCACGTCCGGCAGTCCATCGGCGTCATTCTGACCACGGCGATCGGTACGCGCGCCATGCGCCGCGACTTCGGCTCCGAGGTTCCCGACCTCATTGGCAGGCCGATGACGACCCTCACGATCCTACAGCTCTACGCGGCCTCCTACCTCGCGCTGTTGCGGTGGGAGCCGCGGTTCGCGCTGAACGGGATCCAGATCGTCGAAGCGAGCGCTTCTGGGCGGATCGGCCTGCGCTTGTCCGGCACCTACAACCCCACCGGGCACCTTGAATACGATCGCGGCGACCCCGTCGCCATCCCGGACTTCACGGTGTTTTTCTAACGCGGAGGCGCGAGCATGGCGCAGCGGTTCGCCGACATCGACTTTTCGCGCCTCACACCGCCGGACGCTGTCGCTCCTCTCGACTACGAGACCATCTTCAACGCCCGGCGGGACCGCTTCCTGGAGCTGTGGGAGATCGTTCGGGCGGAGAACCCGGCGCTGCCCGATTACGATACGCTGGTTCTCGAAACCGACCCCGTTGCGGTGGTCCTCCAGGAGGCCGCCTACCGCGAGCTGGTCCTGCGCCAGCACATCAACGACAGCTACCTCGCCGCGACCCTTCCTTACGCGACCGGTCACCACCTCGACACGGTGGCCGCGCTCTACGCAGTGCAGCGGCTTCCTGGCGAGAGCGACGAGCGGCTTCGCTGCCGCGCGCAGCTGGCACCCGAAGCGCTGTCGGTCGCCGGCACCGTTGGGGGCTATATCTTTCACGCGCTGACGGTGGCGCCGGAGCTTCATAGCGTCGATGTGCGGAGTCCGCGGCCGGGCGTTGTCGAGGTGACTTGCAGCATGGGTGGCTCCGACCCGCGTCCCAGCGACGAGGTTCTGTCTCGCGTGCACGTGCACTTGGTTGACGAAGACCGCGCGCCGCTCACCGACATGGTCACGGTCCGACCGCCAACCATCACCCGCCTCCAGGTGGACGCGGAGCTGCGCATCAACAATGCGCCCGCCCGAACCGCCGTCCTCGCCGAGGCGCGGGCAGCGCTGGACGAGCACATGGTTGGCATCCGGGGCGTCGACAAGCCGGTCTATAGGTCCGGCATCGTGGCCGCCCTGCACGTCCCTGGCGTCAGCTCGGTCGTTCTCCGCGAGCCGATGGCTGACGTTCTCCCGGTCGGGTCGAAGGCCTCCGTGGTGGTCGTTGACGCGGTGACGTTGGAGGGGATCGACTGACGTGTCCGACCTCCTCCCCGATAGCGCATCGAAGCTGGAGCACACCCTTGCGGACACCGGCGCGGCCATCGCCGACGTGCCGGTCCCGCTTCACCTCCTCCGCGATCCCGCGCGCATCCCCGAGCACCTCCTCGCCTATCTGGCTTGGGAGCTATCGGTGGACGTGTGGGACGATTCTTGGCCTGTTGAGCGCCGTCGATGGGTAGTTGCCAACGCCATCCGCCTACATCGTCTGAAGGGCACGCTGCGCGGCATTAAAGAGCACGTTCACCTCGCTGGCGGCACGGTGGTTGGGGCCCGGCTTCCGCCGGACGGCTCCTTCCCCGAGCCTGACGCGCCGGAGGGGCGTGCGGCGTTCCTTGCGCGCTTCCCTCAACTGCGGACCTACCACTTCCGCAACCGTGCGCCGGACCTTGGCGGCTTCGTCGCTGACGCGGCATATCCGGACTTCGTGGACATCTCGACGACGCCGATCGCCGACCTCGGAGCGGCCCACGCCGGCCGGCAGACGTACCTTTACGACCCCCAAGATGGGAGCGACGTCAAGCTCGCTCGCCTCGAGCGGTCTGTCGTCAGCGACAGCGGCACCGCCCGCACGGTGGAGGCGGTGATCCTCCCGACCGACTTCAGCGATGGCCTCGTCCTTGATGCCTCCGCTGCGGGCGAGGCATTCCCGATGGGCGAGTTCGCGGCCACTCGCACGACGCACCGCTATCTCGAC